TTAAAGAAGTATTTATCTGTTAATGGTGTTGCATGGACAGAGGAACACACTAAAGCACAGTTATTAACCAAAGCAAAAGCTAAGTACGGAGAGTAATATGGATTTTTTAAAATATGAAGATAAAAAGTCTAAGTCACTTGGTGGCTTTGAAAAGAAATCAGAAATTATCAAAGAAGCTGTTAAAGAAGAAAAAGATGAATTTGATGTGGTAATTGTGAAAGCTGAACCAGAAGAAAAAAGAGATTACATTATTTACAAAGAAAAAAGATACAACTCTGAAACTGGTGAGGCTATGGATGATTCTATTAAAGAATGGACTTTAGAACAATTAGAAGCAGAAAAAGCTAGGTATGATAAAGCTATGGAGGATGCTAAAAAACAAAGTGATGCTATAGCAGTTTGCATAGCAGATTTTAAGAAGCTTTAAACAATAACAATAGGAGTGAATCGTGGCAAAAAAAGAAAAAGAAATGCCTAAAGAACAAGAGATCATTTTATTTGATAAACCATATAAGGAATCAGAATTAAGTGATGAGCAAAAAACAATGATAAACCATGTAGCGGACTTAGATAGAAAGATTACTACAAGTGAATTCAATTTACAGCAACTTCGATTTGGTAGACAGGCTTTCATGGATGCTTTAAAAGCTAGTGTTGAAAAGAATGAAGAAGAAGAGTAATTGGATCACTTCAACGTCTTATGATATTCCTATAAAATGGGTTTATGAAAAAGATAAAAAATAATTTCTGGGATTCAGTACATAGGTTAAGTTTATACTTATTAAACATATCTTATAGAAAGCTGAATCCCTTACTTGGGAAAAATAAATAATGGATTTTATGAGTGTATATTCTGAGGCGGGAATGATTGGAGTGGTCGGAGCGATGTTTGTATATCTAGTTATTTCTTTATCTAATAAATCAGCAAAACAACAGGAGCAGTTAGAAGATTTAAAAGTTGAGAATAAAGGACAATCTGAAACGCTTGAAAATATGGAAGGTATGATTATAAAACTTATTAATAGATGGAATCAATCAGATGATAAGTTAGATCGCAAGTTTGACAGTTTATCTGAAAATGTAAATTCCGTTGATAACCAAATTTCAGAGGTGAAAGGGTCACTTTCTAGAATTAATGGAAGAAATTAATGGATAGCTTAAAAGTTTCTGGAACAAGTTTTGCAAGTCAAGCGATAATATTTATGGATATGTTACCCTATTTCTTAGGTTTAACAATAGCAGTAATGAATATTATATATTTGTATTATAAAATAAAAAATGAAAAGGAGCAGTAAATGGTTGGAAAAATAATAGCAGAATATTTATTAGACGATGAAGTTAAAGCTGATTTAATTGCATCCGTTAATAAATCTGTAAATGTACCAATGATAAACGAAAAAACAGAAGCTAAGATATTAGAGGCTATCTGGGAATTATTTGAAATGGCTATCAAAAAGAAGCTGGGGTTATAATGACAAATATAATAATAACTTTACTAACAACCTCATGCCTTCATGGATCAATTCCGGACATGATACAATATCCAGAAAGATATGCTGATTCAAGTTATTCTTTATATGGTGATGTTAAAAAGAAAAAGAAGAAAGGTAAAAAAATTGGTGGATCAAAAGGCAAAAAATCTAAGAAAGGTTTTTTCTCTAAAATATTTGGGAGTAAGTAATGCCATATCATACTGGTAAAACAAAAAAGAAGCGGTCTAAAAAGCCGAAAATGAAGAGAAAATTAAAAAGGCGATAGTAACTATGCCTGTACCACCTAAGACAGTTCAAGCGGTTGCAAGAAGAGCATTAGAAAGAAGAAGGGAAGCACCTAAATCTAAGAAGGGCGGTACAATGGTTGGAGTTTCTAGGGGTCGTGATTTGGCAAGGGGTGCAAATATCTCAATGAGATCAATCAGAAGAATGGTTAGCTTTTTTGCTAGACATGATACACCGGCAGAAAGAAGAAATAGAAAAGAAAAGATTTCTAGGGCTTCGATCTCTTGGGATTTATGGGGCGGTAATCCCGGAAGAAGATGGGCGGAATCAATAGTTAGAAGGATGAAATAATGTACAGATTCGGTAAAAGATCAAAAGAAAGATTGAAAGGTGTTGATGCACGATTAATAAATGTACTTAATGAATTGATTAAGATTATGGATGTTACAATTATTGAAGGATTAAGAACCAAAGAAAGACAAGAAGAGTTATTAAAAAAAGGTGCAACTAAAGTAAAATATTCTAGGCACATGGAAGGCAAAGCTGTTGATCTTGCTCCCTACCCTATTGATTGGGAAGATAGGGAGCGATTTCATTATATGGGTGGAATGATAAGAGGAATAGGTAAACAACTTGGAGTAAATATTAGATGGGGCGGTGATTGGGACTCAGATGGAGAGATTAAAGATAATAACTTTGATGACCTAGTTCATGTAGAGGTAAGGGATTAATGTTTCTGCATTGTTCACTAAAAAATAAAATTTGTCCTTTCTGTGGAGAGTCAAAGAGCATTATGTATTGTGGCATAGCTTCTGGTGAAAATAGAATAGATCAATTAAATAAATGTCCTTACAAACCAAGAAAAAAGAAATGAAAAAAACACCACTACAAAAAGCCTTAAATAATGAATTTTCAAAAGATGATGCTTTTTTTAATCTTGATACAGCAATAGAACTCTCTAAAAAATTAAAGGTTTATGATCTTATAGAGCCAAATGGAAAAACTATTACTATCGTTGCAGAAATAATTAACAGACTTCAAAATGCAGAATTTGAAGTTATAGACTATGGAGACTTTGAAGCGTGAGTACATACGAGCAAAATTTATGTGATTTAAATGATGTTTTATTTGTTTTACCGGAAGCATCAAAATACAACCAGAGATCACTCTTATCTCCAAACTGGGTAGCCTCTGGAACTTCTAACCTTTATAATCTTTACTCTCCCGGGTATATTGCATCTGATGCTGTTTTATATGTTGATGGGCAAGACTTAGGAGTAGAAACTGGATCAGAACCCTCAAGTAATAATGAATGGAGATACACAGATAATTTAATCCAATACTTTAAATCTGGTACAAATGTAAGCCAGTTAAATGGTTCGATCTGGGAGATAGGGCAAGATACAGATACCTTAATTACATCAACTATTATACCTAGAGCAAGTGATATGATTCGCTCAATGGTTCAGCAGCCACTATATCCAAGAAGAGGGGTAGGGATTGCAAGTAAAACTGGACATGACTTTCCAGAGGTTATTGTTATGGCTACTGCTTACCAAGCTGCAAATTTAATAGTGGGTGTATATGATACTGAATTAAGAGATGAATTAGCATCTCAAATAATGAATGCAGAAGAAACAGGAATCATTGACAAAATACGAAATGGATCAATCTCATTGTATCAACATAATGATCTAGCTCTTAACAAAGGAATTGTAAGAAAAAAGTCTGTTAATGGTTCAAGTACAGCAGATATTGTAGATATTAGGGGAAGATGTTTAATTGAGTATGATTTAATAGAAGTAAAGATAGATCAAGGTGGAACGCTTACAAGGGGAACAGATAATACTGTAATTACTTTTTCAACCAAAGGACATTCATCTGCTGGATTACAAACAGCCGAACTTGTTACAAATCATGTAATATCTGGGGGATATGATAACATAGGTAGAGGTTTAGAAGTCAGATTTTCATATGGAATACTAAATACTGGAGATTCTTGGGAAGTTGAATGTTCTGGTATTATAGAAGCACAAGCAACTCCTGTTAAAATGGTACGAGCAGAAAGGATATGATAGATTACACAAATCAAATTCATAAGGCATTAGATAAAGTCGCATCTGTAATCACAAAAGAAATAACAGGAGTACCATTATCATTTGATGAGAACAGGGGTAATAGTTCTTTCTGGTTGCAGCCTGTAAGTGATACATCAGTACAAAGATTTGCAACAAGTCAATTAAGAGAATATTCTTTTTTGCTTACCTATCAGATTACAACCGGAGGGCAATATTCAGAAAATGTATTTAAACAATTATCCAATATTGCAGAGCGTGTAAAAGCTATTTTTTCTGGACCTCAATCAAGTACAGAGGATGAATATTTTAATGGAGTTTGTGATTCAATAGAATACGAGAGGGATGAAGATGAAACAAAAGCGAGAGCAAATATTTCTTTAACAGTACAAAGGCTTGAAGTATGAAAATAAAAATTAAAAAAGATTGCCAGATACCATTAGGGAGTGGATGGTGCTTTTTAGAATCTGGATATGATGAAGAATTGATAATAAAAATCAATGAGGGCAAAGAGGTTAAAGTAGATAAGATACATCCCTATGCTCGTAAATTAGTTAAACAAGTTAAACCAAATAAAAAAAAGGATTAAAATATGGCTATATCCGGAACAGCTTATGATCCAAAATTATTTCAATTCCTAGTAGCAGAGCAGGATGACTTCGGCACAATAAACCCAACTTCTAGCGGTAGCCCAGATAATCCTTATGTTGCTCTTGATATTGATAGTATAGGATCACCAACATTAGGAATTAATCAAACTTTAGATGTCAGAAGTGGCTCAAGGGTTTTATTAGATTCAAGTTTTTTTCAAGACAATATTGCAAGTGTTAAAGAGATTTCTGTAAGTGGTACAGCAACAACAGAAGGACTTGATTTATTATTGTCTCATTTTACATTAGATACTGGTGCGCCTTATGAGATTGCCTCAAATGTCGCAACCTCTACTTATTCAACTGGAACAACCAACCAAACATCACAGCAAATTTTATCTATTGTTATGAAGTCAGCGGCAACAGATAGCGATTTAGCTTTTAAAGATTGCTTTTTAACCTCGCTAACTTTAAATGGTTCGGCTGGAACAGAAGGCGGTAGGATAAAGTTTTCCGCTACATTTCAAACAGGAACTAAATTAGCGTCTGGTGTACTCACAAATGCTAGTTTTGCAGCAGATACAGCGGTTACAGCAAATGATTATTTTATGAGTTCTTTTGATGCAGATGACAGAATTATAGCTGGTTTAGCAAATGCAGTAGTTAGTGATTTCTCTCTAACAGTTGATAATCCAGTAGTATTTTCTGGAATTACCTCAACAGGATATGAGCAAGTTACTCGATCCGGTGAAATATCTGCGACAGCATCATTTTCAATTCTATATGATAATAATTATCTAGATATGTTTGAAAGGTTTAACACTACTCAAGTTGCTGGATCATCTACTGGACAAACTTTATTAAATCATCAAGCAGCATTAGCAGATGGAAATTTTGGTTTTGATATGCCTAGATCAATTATTACAAATGTTGCTTTTAATGAAGGCGATACAATGATGCTAGATGTAGAAGTTAAAGCATTAGGAAATGGATCAAATAAATTCATTGGAATAAGTTGTTAATTAAAAAGGGAGCGCACAATGGAATTAAAAATCGAAGATCAGAAGATTGTAGTTAAGAACATTACTTACAAAGAGAAGCTAGGATTACAGGGTGAGTTTGCAGATGTTTATAAGAATGGTACTGATAATGTAAAACAGAAAGAGTTTAATATTCTACTCGGTAATGTTGCAGAGATTGCTTTTAATAATCCAGAGCAAGATTTAAAAAAGTATGATTATGACTTTCAATTAAAGATCTTAACAAAGTGCATGATGGATTATTTAGGTTTATCTGATTCGTCAAAAAAAGAAGATGGGGATTGAGTTATGCTGTGTGGCATTGGGTTTTTGATAGAGATAGCCACCAACAATATACGCTCCCTTATATCGCTCAATCCCCTATCTCAAAGAAGAAAAAGGAGTTTGCAACCATAGATGATATTTGGAATGAAATCAAACTTATTACTGAAAGCACAAAATTTAGTATTGGTCAGCAACTATTCTATTTATTACCACTATTTGCAAATCCTATTTATATTCTTAATGATGGATATTTTAACCTAATAAATGAATATCATTATGTTACTGAATATAATATTCCATTAGGTAATAATTTAGATGATACAGATGCAGATAAATTAGTAATGTTTAACATTATAAAAAATGAAATAGGACTTGCATTAAAACACAAAGCTGAGAAAAAAAATGGCAACTCAAAAAGTTAATATAGATATACAAACAAAGGGAGCAAAGAAAAGTAAGGAAGAACTTTCTGGATTAAATAGTGCGATTAGTAAAGTAGGTAAAGCTGCTGGAATTGCATCTGCTGCTTACTTTGGAGCAAAGGGATTAATTAGTGCGTTTTCATCTGTTATAGAGGCATCTGCTAGGCAAGAAGCGGCAGAAAAAGCCTTAGAAGTTGCATTAGGTAGAACTTCACAATCTTTATTAAACCAAGCCTCTGCCTTACAGCAAGTTACAACCGCTGGAGATGAATCAATAATAGAGCAACAAGCTTTCCTTGCTTCTTTAAAATTCACAGAGGATCAAATAAAAACTATTATACCAGTTGCATTAGATTTATCAGCAGCAACAGGGATTAGTTTAGAATCTGCTGTAAGAAACACAAGTAAAACTTTTTCTGGATTAGCTGGTGAACTTGGTGAACTTGTACCACAATTAAGAGATTTAACACAAGAAGAAATGAAGGCTGGAAAAGCAGTTGAAGTTCTTGGAAACTTATTTGAAGGACAAGCCTCTAAACAAACTGAAACATTAGCCGGATCAATTCAACAAATGTCTAATGCTGTTGGAGATGCAGCAGAATCAATAGGAAGTTTACTAGCCCCAACAGTAATAAGAGTTGCAGATGGTATAAAATTTTTAGCAGAAGGAGTAGGAACTTTAATATCAAGATTTAAAGATTTTGGAAAAGAGGTTGATATTTTAATTGAAGGTCCAAATTTAGCAAAAATTCAAATAGATAATTTTAGAGAATCAATAAAAAATTTATCTGTTGTAGAAATAGAACAAATGTTAAACGCTTTAAATAAGCAAAATAGTGCTTTGACTATGGTTGCAACCGCAACTAAATCTGTGATGACAATGGGTACTTTACAAGCTGAATCAGATCAAGTACAAATTGAAAAAGCAGAAATATTATTTGAAAGACATAAAGAACTTATAAGTCAACAAGGTTTATCAAAAGAAATGAAAACAGATCTTATTGATTTACAGCAAAGAGAAATTGATACGACTCAAGAATTTATAAATCATCTTGATTCATTAACAGCTAAAGAGAAAATGTCTAATGAAGAAAGATTAGCAAATAGAAGGCAATTTAGTGAACTAATGAGTCAAATGTTTGCATCTGATTTTGATAGCCAAAGATTAAATTTAGGAAAACAAATAACAGCTTTCAGAGAGGCTGGGGTTTTAGAGGCTGATATAGCAAGATTTACAGCAGAGCAAAAGAAACAAATAAGGGTTAATGAAATAGAATTTCAAGCTAGTTCTATATCTCAACTTATAGGGGGATTAGGTCAATTAAATGAAGCTAGTGCTGGATCAGCTAAAGTAAATGCTAGACTTGCACAAGTTCAAGCAATTATTGATACTTACGCCGGAGCAAATAAAGCATTTGCACAGGGTGGGGTTTTTGGCTTTGCTACTGGTGCAGCAATAATAGCATCTGGATTAGCAAATGTTTTAACTATCTCCAGAAATATAGGTGATTTAGAAAAGTTTAATACTGGTGGGATAGTTCCGGGTACAGGGAATACAGATTCAGTTCCGGCTTTACTTACTCCGGGAGAAGTTATTTTAAATCAAGCACAGCAACAAAATGTAGCACAAGGATTAGGCGGTGGTATAAATATAGAGATAAATGCCCCTCTTGTAGATGAAACTGTAATTGATACAATAATACCAGCTATACAAAAAGCACAAAAGTTAAATCTTGCCTAATGCCATTTACTTCTGATATAAAAAAATCTAATATAAAAGAAAACTGGCTTTTTGAATTAGAGTATTATAATGGAGATACTGGTGGAGATGGTGGCGGTGGTTTTGGTCAAATATTTTTAAGTAATGGAACAACAGCATTATTAACAGCAGAAGCCTTAGATACATCTGAAACAACTATAACACTTGATACAAATACAATGTTTGAAATCGGTGATTTTATAAAAATTGATAGTGAAATAATGGAAGTAACTTCTGTAATAGTTGGAGAAAGTTCAAGCGTAGATATAACAGTAATAAGAGGAGCATTAAACACTACAGCAGCAACTCATAATAATAATAGTACAGTTTTTTGGAATAATTATTTGGGGTTAGCTTTTTCTGATATTGTTTATAATAAAAGATTATACAAGGGGGCAGTATTAAATAATCCATCTTTAAGAGAAAGCATTGACTTATATTCTTCAACCTCAAAGAGATCAAACATATCTATTCAGATACCAGATTTTGAATTTAAAGGCTTACCAATTAGCCAAGAATTAAATAAAACTCATCAATATATAAATAGGACTTGTTCAATTTATTCTATTGTAAATGATTCAGCTAGGGTTAAGATCGGATCATTTAGAGTTTCATCAATATCAACAAATGGCAAAACAATAAATATTAATATGGCTACCTTTCAGCCTTGGGATAATTTAAAAGTTCCAAATGTAAAGGTCGAAACTACTGGAAGATATTTTCCCCTAGTTTATGGAGATTATACTGGTGTAGCTAGTTCTTTTGCATCTCCAGCATATATTGATACAATGCCAAATACTTTGTTCCCTGTTGAAGTGGATTCAACTTCATTTTATTTCTTTTGCCCTATTCACGAAGATATAGGTTCAACTGGTACACGATTAAGAGTTTATGAAAATGGATTTAATAAATTTACACCATTAGAAGTAAAGTTTGATGCAGAAAGTTATCGAGGTGGATTTGCATTAAAAGCAGAAACAAATCTAAGAAGAAGTTTTAAATTTAAACCTATCGGAACAATATCAACTGATTTTGTAAACCCAACAAATATATTTGATGCAACTGTAGATCATGGTGATAGTAATTCTTTTGGTACTTTGAACTTTGGGAGTGTAGGATCAACAACAACAAATTCATCTGATAATACTCAACCGATTGTATTAAATAAAGATACAACTTTTGAAATACCAGCTTTTGATGATCCGCCAGATAAAACTTCTACATCTGATAATCATGGATTGACTTTTGAGATTGTATGGAATATGATAAATTTTTTTGCTGAAACAACTGATCCAAATGAGTTTCAATATAATAGAGTAACAGCTATTGATTTATCTGTGCCGGGATCAGAAACAACACTTACAAATGGATTATATACATCAGATTCTTCTGCATCTCAATCAGCACCGGGAGAAACAACAACAACAAGGACATCCTCTAAAGATATGGCTACGCTTTACAGTTCAAGCGGTGGATTTCCAGATGGTATAAAACTTAGATATAAAAGGGAAGCGTTTTCAACATCTGGATCAACTGATGTATCAATTCACCATGATACTGATGCAAATGTTTTAAAATTATATGATTTTAGATTTAAAGCAACTTTTGCAGTTGATAGATTTAATTTAGTATCTGATGGTAATGAAAGGATTAAAAATGTAAAATACCTATATTCTAATTCAGATGGATTTCAGCATGGCATTACAGGATTATCTGGAACAGCAGATTCTATAAATGATGCTCACTTAGATTTATTAAATAGATTTTGCGATTTAGATGTCCCAACAAATCCCAATACAGATTTAGAAGGTTGGAGTGCTTTGCATACAGTTAGGAATAATTGGTATCTTCGTTGGTGGTGTCATAGCCCAAAAGATTTAGGAAATATATTAGAACAGATGCAGTTTGAAGGATGTTTTATTTTTAGATACAGATATGATGGTGAGCCTCAATATATCCATATACCTAATTCACCTAGTTCTGTTCTACAACTAAGCAAGAATGATATAAGTGATATTAATTTATATTTATCTGATCCAAATGATATAGTCACAAAGATGAGCGTAAACTTTGACGTTCATCCAGAATTAAGAACATATCAATTTAATGTTACATCTTCAAACACTAATTCAATTACAAAGTATAATATTCAATCAAAAGAGAATGTTAGAAATATAGATTTAGATATGTTAGTTGCACAAATTGGAGATAGCAACCCAGTAGGTGAAGATAAGAACGATAATTTTTTAGCTTATCAAAATGCTCTATTTGGCGATATTTTTTTGAATGTAGAGTTTGATATAGTTAATCCAAGTAAGTGGGTAGATTCAAGCCTTAACCCCATAGAAGTTGGTGATATAATAGATTTTGATAATAGTAATATGTTTCCAGAAACTCCAATGGGATTTAACAATGCAAGTTGGAGCAGTTTAAATTTTGTTATTTTAGAAATGAAAAGAACAGTAGGAAAGGTATCAGTTAAAGCAAGGAGTGTTTGATGGCAAATAATGATGTAAAAATACCAAAATTCTATCCAGATATAATAAATCATTTAATGGCTACTGGTACTGCTCAAGATGGTAATTTTGATTTAATGAGTGGAACAGATTTAATAAGTTCTTTAAATGCTGGAAGTGAAGCAGAGTTGTTTGATATGAACCCACTCAATCAAGTTCATTTTGAAACTTCTGCTAGTTCTTCAATTAGAGCAGATCATGTTCTTTTAAACATAAATACAGGCGGAGATTATACAATAGATTTTGTTGCAATATTAAATCATAATCTTAATAGCTGTAATGGCAAATTTAGAATAGCCCATGCTGCAACTGCTGGAGCGATAGATAGCGTAGCAGAAATGGAAGATGGAACTGCAACAAGAGTAAATAATGTAACAGAAGTAGTAAATGGTGATAGTATAAGTAATAATATAGTGATCCCAGCAGAAAATGGGTCAACCATTGTAACTTTTGATGCAAATGATGCTCAATACTGGGGTATTCAATTTGAAGGGAATACAAGTTTTGACTCTTCAAATGATTTAAAAATAGGTTGTGTTTTGCTTGGTGAATCTTATCAATTACCTCATGCTGATTTAAATGTAAAAAGAACAATAGTCTATGATGGTGTGAATTTACAGGAATCTCTAGGCGGTCAAAGATATACAGTATCAACTCAAACTGGTAAACAATTTGTAAACTCTAATTCAAAATCACCATTTGTTAGGGCAACAAATCAAGCCAGAGTTTATAACGGTAGATTAGGATATGAGTTTTCTGCATCTTATCTAAATTCTAGTGATGTTATGCCTCCAGATTATTCTCAAGTTGTAGCGAATGAAACAACAGATAGCGTTGTTGCTGATCTTTATAATAGAACATTAGGAAACAGAATACCCTTCTGTTTTACTACTGATTCAACAAGTACAAGTGAAGCAGATTATATATTTGCAAGATTTGTAGAAAATAGCATCGAAATGACTCAAGTCGCTTATACAATGTATAATGTATCTTTTAAAATAGAAGAAGAGTATTAAGGGGCATACTAGCCCCTTATAAGAGGCTAAATAACAAGTACAAGTATAAGTTTTTATATATTATATATATGTGAAAAAATAAATTTAAAAAACTCTTTGACATTTAATATTTTGTGTTTATACTTAGGGGAGATGATAGATAACTTAAACAACAAATTTAGCGATACCTCGGTGATAAGCCTACCATACCTATCATCTCCAACCGGGGTATCTGCTACTAATGGAGATGATAAAATGAAAATTACAGTAAATATAAATACAAATTGTGAATTTATACAAAATGGAGTTTATGATGATTCAGGTAACTTTATAGTTGATGAGACTAGACCATTAGATTTATATGAATTAGATCTTTTAATGGATCAAGTAAAACAATCTGTCATTGAACTTGCAAGCACTAAATTTGATTATAACAACGCATTAAGAGCATCAAATGGTGAGTTAGTTGGTAATGTAAAAATACAATCTAAAAAGTTATTAGGAGGCAAGTAATGGAAAGTAAATTACAATTTAAAACAAAAGTAGTTCCTAAATATGATAGACAAGATTTTTGGTTTCCTTGTTATACAGCTTGGGATTATGATAAAGATATTGATATTGTAATATCAAAACTGCATGGAACTTGGAGAGTTGGAATTTATAGAGAAAATATTGATTGGCAACCTCACCCAGATAGAGGTGGATATGTTGGAGCATTTAAGACTTTATCAAAGGCAAAAGAAATAATTAATGATGTTTTAACAAATAGCGATTTAAATTATTATTTAAAAGGGGGCAAGTAATGGGTAAGATAAAAAACCTAGTAATTGAATTAGGTGAATATGGTGCTAAGAAATATCTAGAAGAAATTAGGGAACAAATTAAGAGGAAGAAAAAAAATGGAAAAAAATGATTTATTTGAAAGGTATGAAAGTTTTCTTTATTATCTTATGAAAAAAACAGAATATGAAAAAGATAAAAACTTAAATGAAGATAAGTATATAATTAAATTACTCACCCTTAGAAATAGTATCCTTAGAGAAATAAATATGTTAAATATATATAATGAAACTGAAAATGCTAAAAAAAATATTTGTGAAAATTGCAACAATGAAAATTTAATTCAATATTGCAACAGTTGTAGTGATGAGGATATAGTAAGGGAATTAAACTGATGAAAGTACCAAAAACAATAATACTAGAAAAGCCAGAAAATATGAGTACAGTACGATTCAAACTTATAACAGAAAGGATCGTAAAAGACCTAGAAGAATTGGGAGTTAAAGTTGAAAGATCAAGTACCTCATAACTTCCCTTATCATGCAGAAATAAGGTATGAATCTGAAAGAGGGTTTAACTATGTTTCTGCATTAGGGGAATCATTAATAGATTTAATTGAAGATATTAAATTTCAGTTAAATAATTACGCTCATAGATTGCCAGAGTTAGAAGTAGTTTATGAATTGCCAAACACAAAAAGAAAAGATATTACTGACAAAGTAAGATCGTTATTAGGAGATGATAATGGATAAATTAGAATTATGGCTAATGACATTTGTATTTTATTTTATTAAAGTTGCACCCTATATTGTAGTTGCAGCCTTAATGAATTTAATTATTCAGCTAATAATCTTTATTTATTAATGTATAAAGCAGAAATAAATGAAATTTTTAGGCTTCTTAAAATGTCTATTAATACAAGTTTAAAAATATTAACTGAATTAAAAGAACTTCAAATAGCAATAAATACAGTATATGATGGAGTTGAGGATAGATTTACAAACAAGATTAAAAAGTATAATAAAAAAAATAAAATTATGACTATTAAGGATGTTTGTAAATATTCGACTCTGTCAATGTCTACTATAAGAAGGGCAATTAAAACAAAAGAATTAAAATATACTAGCGGTGGTGGAAAGTATTTATTTACAAAAAAATCAGTTGATAGCTGGTTAAGGGGGAGAAATGCAAGATACAAGTAGATTAGCATATAGGCAAATTCAAAGCGAAGGGATTGCAGCGACACAAAAAGAAATCATTTATAATCTTTGTATAGATTATCCAGATGGTTTGAGTTTAAGGGAAATAGTTAATAAAACAGATATAGATATAAATGCGGTATCTGGGAGAGTGAACGATCTTAAAAAAGATGGTTTATTAACAACAATAGAAAAAAGAAAATGTAATATTACTGGCAGATTAATCAATCCGGTTATTACATCAAATTAGGGAGTCAATTATGGCATTTTTGCAAATTAAAAAAGATTATCATTTAGATAAACCTCTTATAGTTCGATTGGACCAAGATCCAATTGATGTAAGGGGTGAAAAAAATAGATTTGATAATCTTGAATTTAAAATACTAGCTACAAACTTAGGTGAAGATTATGATGCAGCACCTTATGGAGACAAAGAACCTTTCACGATAAGAAAGGGAGATCAGTTTGATTTAGTTATGTCTAGCACCTTGCATAAAAAAATAAATGATTATGAGAAAGGTGAGGCGGTACATATTGAACTAACAAAACAAAATGAAAGATTATTTTGGAAGGTACAAGTCGCTGGTGATGTTTTAATTAAAGAACATAAAGAGAATCCTCCTAGTAAAGATAGATCATTAGATATTAAATGGGGAATGGCTTTTAATAATGCTACAAGGTTGGCTTGTTCTAGTAATATTAATAACTCTACAAAAGATAAGGTTGAATTAATTGCTGAAATAATGCCTAGAATGTTTCAGATCGCTTGTACAATGGAAACAGCTTTAAAAGACTCAAAAGAGGAAGAAGATGCTCCATTCTAAGTATAAATTAACACAAGCATATTTAATTAAATTTTATGATGATTTAGTTAAAAAGGGCAAAGTTAAAGAAGGCGGTTATGCTCACAAAAGACTCAAAGAACTTGTATTAAAAAAACACTTTGAAAAAACATCAAAGAAATAATCTTAATAAAATACTTCGTGAGTTAGTTATGAAAAGGGATAAGTGTTGTCTTAAATGCGGAAAAAATACTTCCTTGCACATGAGCCACATTTATCCCAAGGGTCGATATAGAAAGATGCAGTTTGACCCAGATAATGTAAAAGCATTATGTTTAGGCTGCCATTTATATTGGTGGCATAAACACCCCATAGAGGCTAAGGAATGGGCGGTAAAAGCATTAGGTAGGGCAAGGCTTAACAGATTGAAAAAAAGAGCAAATACAATAGATAAAACACTTTGGAATTATGAAGAAATTAAAATTAAATTAGAAAAACAAATTAAGGAGATGAAATGATAAGTAAACAAGAAGAATTAAAACACAGCGTAATTTTATTACAAGATGCGACAAAAACATTATTTCAAAAATTAAAACATAAAAAATTTAAAAAGAGAACATTGGTTCAAATAGAGTCTGCATTTATGGATTTAATAGGTGTTATTACTACTAGTACTTTTGATGATTTTGATGAGTATCAACTATATGTTAAGCGTGTAAAAAGAGAAATACATGGGCATATTGAAGATATGAAAAAAAAGTTTATGGCTTAAAATGGCTAAAAGATTTACAGATACCGAGAAATGGAAAAAATATTGGTTTAGAACACTAAGCAACGATCATAAAGTATTCTGGTTTTATTTGTTAGATAACTGCGATCATGCTGGAATCTGGGAAGTAGATTTCGAGTTAGCAGATTATTTTTGCAAGGGAGTAAATGAGCAAGAAATAAGATCAATATTCAAGAAACAATTTATAGAGTTTGATAATAAAAAACGCTGGTTTATCAGAGATTTTTTAGATTTTCAATATGGTGATCTTAAAGAAACTAACAGGATGCACAAATCAGTAATTACTAGATTACAAAAATACAACTTAATTAAATATATGGGGCATATAAGCCCCTTAGATGGGGCTAAAGAAAAAGAACAAGTACAAGATAAAGATAAAGTAAAAGAAAAAATAAAAAAAAGAGAAGAAAAATTCTGTTTAGAAGCGTTTTCATTTGTAGATTCTAAAGGCTATGATAAATTAGAAATAGGTAAATTTATTAACTTCTGGACTGAAAAAAATAAATCCGGGTCAAAAATGAAGTTTGAGATGCAACAAACTTTTGATATTTCCAGAAGGTTAGCTAGGTGGATGTCTAATATAAAAGAATGGAAGATAGACAAACCTAAACAAGTAGAACAGTTTAAGAAAACTAAAACTGGTTTATATATTGCATACTGTCAAAAATGCGGAACAAAAAATTATCCAAATGAGTACCAGCTTAAACAGCAAAGTTGTTGCGGTGTTGATTTCTTGCCAAGTAAACCAGAACCAGATAAACATAATCAACCAGAACTAGATGCAAAGATAATAGCAAAGGTTTTTAATTAATGGACTTTTTTAAAGAATTTGATAGAAGAAGAGATGTCGCTTATCAAACAAAAGAAGTATTAAAAGTATCAGATGCCAAAGCAGCAGATAATGATATTTACTATTGTACAAAATGCAAAAGATGCTGGGAAATAAATTATATTGCTTTTAAAAACAGGAAAGATCGAGACAAGGAACAAAGTAGTTATCTAAATTATTATTGTGATTTTCCTACTTATGGAAAGAAACGAAAAATTTGCAAATGGTGTAAATGATGACTTGCCCTCATTGTTACAATACTGATGTTAAGAAGTATGGATATAGATATAACAAAGGTATTGCAACTTCTAGGGTTTACAAATGTAAAAGATGTAATAAAAGATTTAGTCAATTATTTGAAGATAGGGCAAAGGAATATCACGATCAGATGCCTAATATACTTATCTTTGATATAGAAACCAGTTTAATGGAAGTTTATGTATGGGGATTATATAAACAGTTTATTTCTCATAATAACATTATTAAAGATAAAAATGGTGAATTTAAAAGTTGGTTTATGTTATCCTATGCTGCAAAATGGCTTTATGATGATAATATACTTAGCGACATAGTAACACCAGAAGAGGCAAGAAATCGGGATGATAAAAGAATACTAGAAAGCATCTGGTTATTATTAGAAAGAGCAGATATTGTAATTGCTCATAATGGAGATAGATTTGATCTTAGAAAGATAAATGCTAGGTTTATAAGTAATGATATTAAACCCCCTACAAGTTTTAGGACTATTGACACCCTAAAAGTAACAAGAAGGAATTTTGCATTTGAAAGTTATAAACAAGATTTTTTAACTAAAAAATTCAAACTGCAAGAAAAAAAAGAAACTGGTGGAATTGATTTATGGATAGAAGTTCAACAGGGAAACCAGAAAGCAATAGATAAAATGCTTGATTATAATATCCATGATGTAAAAGGCTTAGAAGATTTATATTTAAAGATAAGACCTTATATTAAAAATCATCCAAATTTAGGGGTTATGTTAGATGAAGATGTTTGCCCTAATTGTGGATCGCCAAATCTAGAAGAAACTAATTCTGAATATTTTACTTCTGCAAATAGATTTCCGGTTTTTAGATGTTCTGATTGCAAAACACCATATATACGACATAAGAAAAATTCAAGTACACGATCAACTAATATAAGAAGTGTACCAACATAATGCCCTCAAAACTAGATAATTATTTGGAATGTTTGATGACAAACTCTAGTGTGGTTGGCTACCAAGAGGGCAAAATTTAAATGAAAATATTAAACTTATATGCTTGTTTAGGCGGTAATCGCTATAAGTGGGGAGATAAACATGAGATAACTGCTGTTGAATTGGATGAAGAAGCCTCAAAATGTTATCAAGAAAGATTTCCAAATGACAAAGTAATAGTAGCAGATGCTCACCAGTATTTGTTAGATCATTATAAAGAGTATGATTTTATTTGGTCATCTCCACCATGTCCAACACACAGCAGGATCAATATTAGTCAATACACTCGCTCAAATTATAAAATGAAATATCCAGAAATGGGTTTATATCAAGAAATAATTTTTTTAAAACATTATTTTACTGGAAAGTATTGTGTTGAAAATGTGATTCCCTTTTATGATTTATTAATACCCGGTCAAAAAAGAGGAAGGCATATATATTGGACTAATTTTACTTTGCCTGGCATTTTAACAAAAAGAAAGAATCCAGATTTAAGTAGGACTCCAGACTTAATAAATGTTTTATCAAAGTTCCATGATTATGATTTTTACAAATATAAAGGGAAACAAAGTAGAGCAAAAATGGCTAGAAATTTAGTTGATTATGAAGCTGGCAAAGTTATATTAGATACAGCTATGGGAATAGAAAAAAAAATGAATATAAAACAAGTTTCATTATATTAAAAAAGGAGAGTGATATGAGATATTATTTTGAAGCATTATTTAGTACAGAGTACTTTCCTTATTGGGAATTTACAATTCTTTGTGTTTTAATAATGAACTTATCCATGATTATAAGATTGCATAGAATTGAAAAAAAAATAAATGGGAGCAAAAAATGATATTTACATTAGATATATATGAATGGATAGTTAATTTTTTATTTTTAGGAATGGCAGTTGCAATATGGATAATTCCACTTTCATTATGCTTTTGCTGCCTAGTTTATTGTTTAAATAAATATACAAATATATGAGGCGTAAATGATCCAAAAAACCGAACCTTGTCCTTTGTGCGGAAAGGATGAAACCAGTTATGAAAGAACATTAGCAGATAAAAGGGAACAAGAAAATTACATGAAGGCTTTTATGGCTGGTAGAGAATCAATAGGGTTACTTTCAAAAAGAGAAAACCAGATATTCAATTACTTTTTTAGGGAAGGAATAAGAGACTTTAAAAAAATAGCTAGGCTTTTATCTATTAAACCCTATACAGTTGAAACTTTTTATGATAGAGCCATGAACAAAATACTAACACTTGAATTTGAGATATGAAGGTAGATATGTTTTTTAAATTAGCTGATGAATTATTAGATGAATGTAAAGAAATCCAGATATTAAAAGGTCGTGAGTATTGCATTGATGATGGTACTGATTCAGTTGATAAATTTGAAAACTTTAAAAGCATAGGCAAAAGATTAAAACTTGATCCTAAAATAATATTGATGGTTTATTTACTTAAACACATAGATAGTATTACAACCTTTGTATTATATGGGAAGGAAGGAACAGAAGGAACAAAGGGAAGAATACAGGACTCTATTAATTATCTTACCATGCTACATGGATTAATAAAGGAAGAAAAAGAAGAAGCTTTATTAGTTAATGTCCTAAAAAAATAAATTGTAATATTTCTTGTATCTTAAATTTTACTGTTTTATATTAAGTCATTAATTAACTAATTATTATGGAGATGATAATGAATTACACTAAAACACAATTTAATAACTTAATAGAAACAATGTCTTACAAGTTTGGTTTACATCCAGATGAGTTAAATTTTGGAGAATGGACTAATGACAGCCTTTATGCTTTAAAAGATATAAGCCTTGTAGAGGATATTCTTAATTCTTTAAATAATGAGATGTATAAAAAAGAAGAATATGAAGAAAACTATAAGGTTAGACTTGCTCCAGCTTTTTGGGCGGAAGATGAATATATAGATTATATTGTTAATGATTGTATAGATACCGAAGCTAAAAGATATATAAAACTTCCAATATTTAAAGGAAAAATACATAAAATGTTTTTAGATTTTGTTGATCCTATGATTTATTCTTTAGGTGAAAAACTATTTAATAATATTATTAAATTTAGACATGGAAGAGTAAAAGACATTAAATTTAAAACAGATTATGTAGTATACTAAATCCAACAATACTTTAACTTATAAGAAATTAAGCCACTATTTTGTAGTGGCTTTTTTGTATATATAGAGGGATGATCTCCCTTACTCGCAATTTAATTTAATAGGTGTGCGATAGAATGGAACAAGATCAAGGCTTTGTCGGCAAAGCAAATAACAATGAAGTTCCGGACATTATGGAGAATACTCTAAATGTTGAACTTGTAGGAATTAAGAACTTAAAAACTACTCATAATTGGCGGTTAGAATTTGATGTCTTTGAAATGGACAGCAGTAAAGTAAAAAACTTAATGGATAAGATTAATACAGCTTTAGTAATGGTGCTTGTAGAAAATGGATAAACAAACGCTCAATAAACGCCAGAACCATAAACCAAATGGAGATTTTGCAAAAGGCAATAAGATAGGTAATAGATGGAAGAAAGGACAATCTGGTAATCCAAATGGAAGAAGAAACGCATATACTGATTTAATAAAAGAATTTAGTTTTACAAAGGTAGGCGATAAAGAGAGAAGAGATATTATTGTTAATAAACTTTTTCAATTAGCAGAAAGAGGAGATTTAAATAGTATTAAGTTTATTGTAGAAAGATTAGAAGGCAAGTCTAGGGAGACTAGGGAAGTAACTCATAAAACAGAACCGATCCAGATAATGAGTATTGATTAATGGCTAGTATATCAGCGGCAGTAAGAAAAAGATTAACAGGACTAGCTAGAAAGAATAAAATTATGCCTTCATCATTATTAAAAGTATATAGAAGGGGATTAGGTGCAGCGGTTGGTTCTGGAACAAGACCCGGACAAACTCCAAGCAGTTGGGCAAATGCTAGAGTTAATTCATTTATAAAGATAGTAAAAAGAAGAAAAGCAATTAAACATGATCCGGACTTAGTAAGAAAAGAGCGAAAGCGAAGATGAAGGTTAGAAGAGTTGCAAAAGATAAAAGATTTAAGAGTGTGCCAAAAAAATATCTATCTGGCGTTAAAGGGAGCAAACGATCGCAGAGAGGTAGAGACTTGGCAAGGATGCAGCGATTATATAAAGCTGGTAAGAAAGTTCCCAAAAGTTTGATGAAAAGAGTATTTGGATAATTGGACAGTAGACAAGAAAAGAAGAGAAGTATTATCTCATCCAGCAAAGCGAAAAGTTCTGGTAGCTGGTCGAAGATTTGGCAAATCTTTTTTAAGTATAATATGGATGCTTACAAGAAAGATAGAACAGAACGAAAGAAGATGGATAATTACACCTACTTACAGGCAAGGCAAGACAACAACATGGAAACTGTTAAGGGCTGTATTTAGAAATTATGATGCACAAGTTAATGAATCTGAATTACTGGTTAGACTTCCTAATGGAGCAGAGATTGCAATTAAAGGGGCAGAGCAAGAAAATAACCTCAGAGGTGCTGGCTTAAATATGGTGTGTATGGAAGAATATAGTTATATAAAGCCTCATGTATGGGAAGAAATAATCTACCCTATGTTAACCACTACAAATGGAGATGCTTTATTTATAGGCACACCAAATGGGTACGACCATTTATACGATGCTTATTTAAAAGGACAGAGCAACGATCCAGAATGGAAGTCATGGCAATATACCACGCTTGATGGTGGATTTGTACCAGAAGAAGAAATAAAAAAAGCTAAATCAATGATGGATGAAAGGGCTTTTAAAACAGAGTTTTTAGCCTCGTTTGAAACGACAGGCAACAGGGCAGCGTATAACTTTGATAGATCAATCCATGTAAAGAAAGCAGAACAAATATCAAGTAATATTTTCTGGTCAATGGATTTTAATATACTTGGGTCAGTTTGTTTAGCTTGTGAATATACAGATGGAACAATCCACTTCTTTGATGAAATAAGACTACCAAACTCTAATACTCAAATGATGGCTAACGAAATGAAGAAGGTTGCCCCATATATACCAGTATATCCGGATGCAACAGGATCAGCCAGATCAACTACAAGCAACAGATCAGATCATCAAATATTAAGAGATAATGGATTTAGAGTTATATCTAAGAAAGCAAATCCTTCTGTTATAGATAGGCTGAACGCTCTTAATAGAATGTTGAAAGATGCAAATGGGAAAGTCAGAATGACAATAGACCCAAAATGTACAAACTTAATAAAAGATTTAGAACAAACTCAAAGAACAAATGATGGGCGAATTGATAAAAGAGACGAAAAAAGAAGCCATTTCCTTGATGCTTGTTCATATTATATCGCTTACAAACATTCTTTAATTAATCGCAGCCCTGTAAGCATAGGAATTTAAAGATGGAATTTCATGATAAAATAACTATACCAAATCTAGGAAAGATGGCAGTAATGGATTCTGTAAGAAAAGCAGAAGATATGGTCTTAGAAGATGAGTATGCAAAGAAACAAACTGCTCTTGATTTTTATTATAATAGAAATATAGATGCTCACATATCGCCTTACTTTCCCGGTCATACATTAAGCCAGATACCCACTACATTTCTTAGGATATTGCCAAGATTTGCAAGAAGTAGAATGTTATTATACAAGCGACCACCAAGAAGATTTATAAATGGTGAAATGGCTGATGAATACTTAGAGTTTACTTATCATTTAGATAGTACGCTTAGAACAGCATCAGAGTTAGCTTGGACTTTAGGGATGATTCATGTTAGAAGTAAGTGGAACGAAAGAAAACAGCGTATAGAATATGATATACTTCCTAATGTAAAAGAATACTATTATGAAGGGGAGACTTTTCCTTTTGGTTATTCTTATGAGATCGGTAAAGATGCACAAGGCAATAGGCAGTTTTATTTCTTTAGTGAAGAAAGAGATGGAGAACCGGGATTACATTTTATATTTACCTCTGATGAAAAGATTAAAGAAGTTGAGGGTAATCCAGAGATGATTAACATTTACT